GTACGACTAAATCCCTGTGGACTCAAATGACAGAGGTGGCAGAGGCCGCTCCAGCTGCATTACGGATGACTTTGTCGTCCGCAGTACTGGAGAGAGTTCGAAAAGGAATAAAGGTTTTCAAAGCGGACGAGACGACAATTTCCGTAAAGGAGATTGCGTTGAGAAAGCGGAGAGAATACCCAAACGGATCGAATTGTAACGGTCGGCTATCTGTAAAGATAGAGCCCGCGGGCAAAGCCCGGGTTTTTGCCATGGTGGATTATTGGACGCAAGTTGCCTTGAAACCGCTTCATGAGTGGGTCTTTTCCTTATTAAGGGAGATCCCTCAAGATGGGACTTTTAATCAACTTAAGCCCGTGAAAAGGCTTTTGAAGATTGTAGAGTCTGATCAAAAGATTTATTCTTTTGACCTAAGTGCGGCGACGGATAGGCTTCCCGTCCTTATTCAGGGACTGTTATTGTTACAGTTCTTTGGACGCCATTTTGCTGCTACTTGGAAAGCATTACTTTGTAACCGAAACTACTACCTTGGGTCGTCGACCTGTAGGGCAGCGGGACTAGGAACCAAAGGAATGCACCTTAGGTATGCCGTTGGCCAACCGATGGGTGCCTTTTCAAGTTGGGCGATGCTAGCTTTGACGCATCATGCTATGGTGCAATTCGCAGCGTATCGCGCGGGGGGAGCGAAGTGGTTTGACCGATATGCGGTCTTAGGTGATGACATAGTTATTGCCGACGACCGAGTCGCCTTAGAGTACAGAAAGTTCTGTGAACTCGTCGGATTGAGTATAGGGATTGCGAAATCCCTAGAGGCGAGAGGTAAAACTCTCGAATTCGCTAAGAAGTTCTTCTTTCGGGGAGAACTTGTTTCCGGATTACCAGTAAAGTTCTGGGCTGCTGCTCAGCATTCTGCTGGTGTCGCTCATGCCTTAACAGCATGGTACCCAACTGGCTCATTAGCGAACTTTGTTCGTGCTCTAGGGGTCGGTTTTAAGGGAGCTAGTAAGGTT